CGCTGGTGCTGGCATTCGTTTCACTCGTTTTTGCGACCTTCGCACTGGTCACGGAGTTTGTCTCCGAGGTCTTTGCCGCACTGGCCGAACTGGCAGCAGTTGTTTCGCTGGCCTTTGCTGCCTTTGCACTGGCGGCAGCGGCATTCGCAAAGGTCTGTCCGTATGCCTCCACTTCCGCCTTCAGCGTCGCCATAAAGTCCCGGATCTCAGGAATGTCAGTTTTTGTGTCTACCACCAGGCCTTCCAGGCATTTTGCCTTGCCAAGCGTCGTGTGGAACGCACAGTTCACCATTCCGCCAGTGGTAATAAGGCCCACCACAATAAAGAACACATCGCCCTGATACGCTACAGCATCCGCCGCCACAATCCAGTCAAACACCACCGCATTGCCTTCAGTGTGTTTGCTCGTCACCGTGTAATAGTTTTTGTCACCGTTTGCATTCTGGTAGTTGATGCGCAGGTCAAACTTCGACATATCGTATCCGCGCCATGTTTTGTTCATTCTAAATCGGATGCGGTTCGCGTCTTTATCTCCCTCAACGCCCAGCACCACACCGCGTTCTGGCACAGCGATCACTCGCAGGTCTTCATCGATCACAAAATCGTAAGCGGTATCTTCTTCGCTCACATCTGCCATTGCTGCAAACTGCTTGTCCAAATCCACCATGTCACTTCACCTGCTCGATCAGTACCTTGTTTGTCATCATCCGCGTCTTGCCATTCTGGCCAGCAAGATACACCTTAAAGCTTTTTCCGTCCGTCACCTCGTCGGGTACGGCGCACTCACCTTCCGCGCTCACAGTCACCGCATATTCGTCATTGAACACAGCAATTTTCTTGGCCATAAGCCACTCCGGGTCACTCTGCTCAAAGTGGCAGCGCAGATAGCCTTTGCTTCCGGCTGTCACGCCGGCAAAATCACCGCGCTTTGCCAGCTGCTGCCCTTCCACGGCAAACTTCAGCATCCGCATTGTTTCTCCTCCCTGTCGCACTCGGCATACAGCCGCCATTCCAGTTCGCTGATAAGGTTTTTGGTCGCTTCCATCGTGCTGGAACTCTGCGGCGGGTCAAACAGCATCTTCACCTTCAGCGCCGTATAGCTCTTTACCGCTTCAATGTCTGCCCTGTTCTGGCAAAACTCGCTCCATGTTGCCGTTGCATCGCTGATGCCAAAGCCCTCCTGAGGCCCAACACCCATCTGCCGCAGGATCATCAGCACGCTGTTGATGTGCATAATAAGGTCTGCATCAAACGCCGTATACTCCTCGGTAAGTCCAAGGAGTTTCTTCACCGAGGTAAGGATACTGTCCATTTCCGATCACCTCAGTCTACAATGCACTGGTTGTCCCACTTCTTGTAGGCGTCCAGATAGGTCTCGCCCTTATCGCCGTTGTGGGTGATCTCGTAGTACATACCGTCAGACACGGTGGTACTCACCAACGCCTTCCAATTCTGCAGGGTTTTGCTGAACCATACGATGAACACGTCCTCCATCGTCAGCTTCTTGCCGTCGGTCACGTCCACGTGAGCGTTAAAGTAGTCCACCACCAGCTGCTTTGCGCGGTTCATCATAGCTTCGTTGTCCATTTTGTTTTCCTCCTTTTATTATTCCTCGTGGTCCATCACGCCCTCGGCTGCAATGGCCGCATTTGCCCAGAACAATGCCTCGTCCAGCTTCGTCAGTGCCAGACTGCGTTCCCGGCTTGGCGCAATACACCGCACCATTCCTTCTGCCTCCTGCATCTTCAGCCGCAGGTTTGTGCTGTATGCTGCTTCCGCAACATTGAATTTTCGTACAGGGTACATGTCATTTCCTCCATGGGCATGTGTCGCCAGGTCGTCTTTCGGCAAATGCAGGCTTTAGGATCGTATCATCTCCATAGTGGATGGCCTTGTGGGTCCGATCGCTCACGCAGATCACGTTTTCCGGGTCCAGAAGTGCGTCTGAGTGCTGAAGCACGTCCTCTTTCGTCAGCGGGTTCAGATGGTGGATAATAATGCGCGGCCGGATGGGTTTGCCGTTTCGTATCACCCAGTCGGTGATCTCGTGATCTTTGCACGCAAGGTCACACCCAGCGTCCCGCACAATGATCCTGTCCCGGAACTGCCGCCACTCTCTTGACTGGTAAAAACTCTGATTTAGCCACCGGTCAAAGCCAAAGGTGTCGTATCCAACCGTACCGTGCAGTTGCAAATAGTGGAAGCGGTCTTCAAACGTTGCATACTGACAAAGTTCAGTATAGGTCTTCATAAGCAGCTCACGCCCCAGCAGATCATGGCGAATACCGTGCAGATCATAGAGAGGCAAATCAACTTACTATGCAGGTTCTTATGGCCTTCCATTTCGTCATGGTAAGCGCATATAAATGTAAAAATCAGCGTACACCAACAGCCAAATCCGCCGAACCACTTATCAATAATTTGTGGAAGCCCGACCGCAATAGCCGTCAAAAGCGACAGAATACTAGGAGGCAAATACCACCAGTACCGCTTGTTTGTCAGTCGTTCTCGGTCTGTGAACAAGCATGCAAGCATGATCCACGGCATCGCCGCCATCAGCCAGAAGCAGATTTCTTCAAATGCCGTCATCATAAAAATCCTTTCTTCTGCAACATGTCATCTGTAAGCAGCATCGGTGTCAATACAACTGCTCCAGTCAAAAGCACTGTCTTCCATTCGCACAGGATATTGCGCTTTACCAGAAAAACCGCTGCTGTAAAGTAGATAAAAACAGCACTGCCAGAACGACTCAGGCTGCATAAGAGCTTTTAAAACTCATAGTCTGTGGCCTCGTCTTCGTCAACGCCATTGTACTTTGCCATAGCTTTCAGCACATTTGCGTACATTTCTTTGGTGTCCTTTGCGTTTTCCAGTGTCTCGGTCTTTGCCCGGAGCAGTTTGTTTTCTTCTTCCAGTTTTTTCTTTTCAAGGTCCGCTTTCATAGTAGCCAGCTTCAGGAAGTGCGTTGTTTCTGCACTGGAAGCCGTCCCTTCTCGCAGCCTTCTTTCCACCAGTTGCATGGTCAGGTTTATCATGTACTGTTCCTGTGCTTCCGGACTTGTTGCAGGCCGGGCCGAAGCCACAGCCGCTTCTCCCGGTGTGTTCTTCTTCGGTCGCATTCAAAAGGCCCTCTTTCTTTTGTTGTCTAAAATTCAGTTTTTGCAAAGGCTTATGGGTGTGGTGGCAGTGCTTTTCATTTGAAGGGAGAAAGCGAACATTCCGTATAAAGGAGAACAACACAGAATGCCCCGATGCCGATGGAGGTCGAACGTCATGAACTCAGAAAGCTCTCAGGAGGCGCTTACCCCATAAGCCCTTGCAAAAACTGCCGAAACCTCAGTCTACACCCCAAGACCTCGGCAGCATGTTTAAAGCCCAAATATCAATTTTCCCTCCGGGGAAATATCAAAGACCGGCGCGATTTGAGAGGGGGGTGTCGATTTTGAGACCCCTCCCTATGGCCTTAAGCACTTTGTGCATAGCAGGTATCGTCCTTGATCTCGATTTTGAGCTTCTTGTAGATGTTAATTGGATCGTTTGCCACGATTTTATTGATTGCTTTCTCAATTTCGTAGGCATTTTCATTGTCTGTGAACTGAGAAGAGGTCTGTGCCAGCCGCATAAGCAGGCCAGACGAGTTATAGCCGTGATCCATGTCATACTGATACCACTGCTCGAACTGCTCATACGGATTGTAGGGATTATCGAACGTGGTCAGAAAGCATCGAACCATAATTCAAAGCCTCTCTTTCCTGTTATCACTTTCCAAGTGCATCATAAACGGTGGATTCAGGAACGCCACACGCCTGTGCAATCTCTTTATAAGTGTAACCGCTTCGCAACATCGCTCTCGCTTTGGTCAACTTAGCCGAAGACAACGAAGCCGTGGTTTTGGGCATTGCGCGTTTCACGATTTCATCCGAATCAGAAGAATTCAGGAACTTTGACAGCATGTTGTCGGAAATTGCGCCAGCCTGAATAGCTTCCCATTCTCTGTCGCTAAACCTGACTTTGGACTTTTGCCCACTTGCGCCGACCTTATCGCGAGCGCGCTGCATTTCAACAGAAGAAATCTTCTTGATTTCTTTCTTGTCCTCAGTGTTTTGCGGGTCTAAGCCCAGTTCCTGAATTTTGGCCTTGATGTTGGCATTGGCAATCAGCATTGCCTTGCGCTCCTTAGGTTTATTGGCCAGCATTGTGGTGTACTTGTCTTTCAGTGACATAACTTCCGCAGCATATGTCTTGGCTGCCTCAGGATCACGCTGGATGCCCTTCATGTTGACCGCCTCTTTGCGGGCCTGTGCTGCCATAGCTTTGAGCTTATTAGAGAAGTCTGCGTACAAGTTCTCCTGAATAGTGCCAGAAGAGAGGGTTCTTGCGTCCTTTGTCTCGGAAATCAGACTTACGGTATCCTCGGCAATACGCTCTTTCTTAGTCTTCGGATCGATGAAGGCACGCCCACTCTCCTTATAAATGAGTTCACCAGTTTCTTTATCCACGCGCACGCTACCACGACGCTCAGGCACACGGATGGTCTGCTTGCGCCGAGACAGGAGCGTTGATGCGCCACCATAATGCGTAGTACCGTCCTCATCCACACGGATTTGCCACTTTTCTTTCAGTTCCTGGATACCGTTCTCCCTCTCAGAGCGTTTGTAATCCAGCTTGTGCTTCTCTGCATCGATAACAACCATCGAATGCTTGACAGCACGAGCCAGTTCCTCTTCAGACGCACCACGAAGAGTCATGTCCGTGATGAGGTTCGAGATAACACCCATTTCACGCTGCTTCTCTTCTTTTTTCATGAGACGCACGTTGTTGGGATTGCCTTCAGGAACTGCATATGCAGTCTTGGGGTCAAAACCTTTCAACTGTTCCAACGGACGAGTAGATTTAATGGGAACCTTATCGCTGACAGGAATCACCATAACGGTATCACCATCGAAGTCTGCACCGGACAAACGCTCTGCCACCTTGGCATTGATGCCGATAGCATCTTGGATCTGTCCAAGATTGCGCTTGCCACTGACATTTTTGTTGTTGACTGTAACAATCGGAATCTCAAAGGTGCCGGCATGAGGATAGCGAATCAGTGCAAGCTGTGTGCCGTTCTCATAGGTCGGACAGTAAGCTTCTGTTTCCTTAATTCGGTTGATGGGCAGAATGACTTTCGTCGATTGTCCCGGAAATGCCGATGCTTTCAGCGTCATGGACGTACCTTCACAGGTATCGGCAAAGTCGTTCAGCAGCTTCTTTTTAACAGTAGGATTATTGTAGTGCATAATTTCATCATACTGCGCCTGATAATCCGCAATTGTAAGCTTCAGCTGATTTTCAATAAGCTTTTTCGGCTGTTTGGATAGGAATTGCGAAGATACATTTCGGGACATTGTATCCCAATCGCCTTCCTCTTTCAGTTTGTTAATAGGAGAAAGATGCTCCTTTCCATCAGAACCGATGTATGTACTCTGGCCATTGGCTTTGATGGCTGCTCCAAACGGATTGTCCGGATCAGCTTTTGCTTCCTTCAGGACCTTCATTTTGGGCGTACCGGAAGGCTTGTTAGTGTTGAACATGATGTCCACACCATCGGGAAGAAGATCATCAGAGTAGACCGCCATGCCTTTCAGATAATGGTCACCATCGACAAGGATACGAACCTGCGCATAATGACTCTTGCCAAGGTCAAGGTCGGGCACACCACGGCGAATTTCCATGACACCATCTTTGTCCAGACCACCTTCATCGCCATACCGGATGGCAACACGGCTTGAATCCAGACTTGCAGGACGCTGAAGCTTCTTGAACGTATCGCCACCGTCGTCAGAATGATAATCGCCGAGCGAATCAATCTGATCCTGATGCTGATAAGCATACTTCTGGTCGAATTCAGGCTTAGCCAACACCGTAATGTTAGTCTGCTGACGGATGTTGGTCGGCTGACGGATACCTACGCCATAACGTTTGTAACCGTATTCCGCTTCCAACGTATATGCAGCGTCGTCAAGCTCAGATTGCG